TTCTTCGCCTTCCAGCAGCGACCTATTGACCCAGTAGCAGAAGCGGAGCTCGAGAAGAAGCTCCTGCGGAAAGGAAGGAATAGATGAAGAAGATTGAAATGGAGAACAGGGCAGGCATTATCTGGCCACAGTGGGAAGGAAGGGACGAGATCCCGGCACTTTCGGAAGTGTACGAAGAGGAAGGGAGAGCGATCTACAAGAGCAAGGATTTTCTCCTGGCGATGGAGGACGGAAGTTTCCAGGTCGGCGCGTTTGAGATTTTCCTCGATGACAACGGAGAATCGAAGAAATGTGGCTGGTGTACTGAGGACGATGCGCTTTTCAAGATGCATGACATTTTTGCATGGGGTCCGCTCCCGAAGCATCCGCTGGATGAGGAGGAAGACGAAGATGATTGACGAGAAGAAGCTGATGGCGTGGCTCCAGGAGCGCAAGGCCTACTGGAGAGAGAACAGAACAGAAGACCCGAGAAACTGCTGGGCAAGACTGAACGAGGACACGAGCCTCGCGGCCTACATCGAGAGTCTGGCGGAGGAGGTGGAGAGATGACCAACTGGGAAGCATTGAGAGACGACGAGCTGGCGCCCGACATCCTCTGCGACCTGGTCATGCTGGTCCTGAGCAACGCGGAGGAGATGAGCCGCAACCCTTCCAACATCCCGGCAGCCTGCGAGGTCTGCCCGGCGTCCCGGAGCTGCCGGATCAAACACAACGGCTTCCGGGACTGGCTGGCGAAGGAGGCGAACGTCATTGAGTGAGTTCTACCGGATCGCCTTCGCGGTCTTCTGCTGGATCCTGGCGGCGGTCGGGATCTGGAGTGGGGCGGACCTCATCCTGGAAGCCCTGCGGGGAGAGATCGGAGACCGGACGAACGCCATCATGGGCGGGGCGGCCTTCATCATGATCGGGATCACGTTCGGCTGGCTGGCCTACGGGCTGACGGCCTGAGAATAAAAAAGACAAGGAGGACGACAAAATGAAAATCTATGACAACGGCAAGACGGCGGAGGGGCTGACGCCCGAGGAGGCGGCCCTCTACGAGGAGACCATGAAGAGACTCGGCAGACGAGGCCAGGGCGAAGGCTTCGGGAAGGCAGTGGCAACCCTGGCGAAGGAGATCCAGGAATATCGGCAGAAGATCGCGAAGCTGACGGAGGCCCTCGAGGGAAAGCAAGATGACATTGTGGATCTGAAGGAGGAAAACCGGAAGATGAGGGAGGTCTTGCAGAAGGAGCACAGCATCATCCCGGTCTTTGGGAAGGACCCGAAGGTCGAGACGGCAAAGACCGAGGACGGCCTGACGGTGATCACGATCCGCACCGGCCAGCCGATCGACAACATCGACGTTTACTTCCGAGAGGAGGGAGAACGATGAGCGAGACGGTCAAGGCCTTCGTGCTGATGGACAAGGACGACCCCGGAGAGATCCGGGAGGTGGAGAACACCCTGGAGGCGTTCCAGGAGATCGTGGGCGGATACATCGAGACGTTCACCTTCTCGACTGACGTGGTCCTGATCATCAATGAGGACGGGAGGATCCTGGGCCTGCCGGTGAACCGGGATTTTTGCGGGCATCGCTTCGTGGGGCCGATGGTCTTCGTGGGCTACGATGACGAGGGCGAGTTCACGGACCTGCCGGAGGAGGATCTGAGATACTTCGAGACCTGGGGCGCATGGCTGCGGAGGGTGAAATGATCAAGGGACAGATCGAGCTGGAGCGGCGGCTCGGGATGACAGTTTGGGAGATCCGGGAGAAGATCCTGGCTCTCCTGAATGATGAAAGATGGACCTACATGAGCGAGAACCAGATCTCCGGCGGGCTGGTCTTCCTGGCGCCGAGCCAGTACCCGAAGAGGCCAGCCGGGGAGATGGAGATCCCGGAGACCAGCTGCCACCAGATGACGATCGACGAGTGGCTCGGGCTGGAAGAGAAGAACGACATGAAGAAGATCAAGGAGGCGAGGAGATGAAAGACCCCAAAGGGGAATACAGAAGCAGGGTTTACACTGACCGTCCGGCTTATGCGGACTACGATGCACCGGAGAAGTTCCAGGCACTTCAGGGGATCATCATGACACGGCTGAAGCAGCACCCGAAGGCGATCTGTTCATATTCGGGCGGAGCGGACTCGGACATCCTGATCGACCTGATTGAGCGGACGAGAAAGATCATCACACTCCCGCCGGTGAAATACGTCTTCTTCAACACCGGCCTCGAGATGAAGGCCACGAAGAACCACGTCAAGGAGACGGCGGAGAAATACGGGGTCGAGATCGAGGAAGTCAGGCCGAAGGTGAACATCGTCAACGCTACGAGGAAGTATGGCGTCCCGTTCATCTCGAAGATCATGAGCGGAGGGCTTGAGGAATGGCAGAAGAAAGGAGTCCCGCTGACGATCGCGGACGAATACGAGCAGGCGGAGGACAAGCCGGCGAAGCGACAGGAGCTCAGGGAGAGATACCCGAAGTGTGAGAGCGTGATCAATTTCCTTTGCTGTTGCAACTCGGAAGGGGATCCGAGGCCGAACATCCAGCTCGTGATCAATTCTTCAAAGTACATGAGGGACTTCATCGGAGAATACCCGCCGGACTTCCAGATCAGCGCGAAGTGCTGCGACTACTGTAAGAAGCAGGTCGCGCACCGTACACAAAAGGACTATGAGATGATCATCACCGGAGAGAGACGAGACGAAGGCGGGATGAGATCCGTCCCGAGAACGGACAACACGGCGCTGTGCTTCACGGAACAGGCTGACGGGAAATATCGGTTCAGGCCGCTCTACTACGTCAGCGACAAGGACAAAGAGTGGTACAAGAAGACCTTCGAGGTCAAGTTCTCCGACGCTTATGAGGTCTACGGCCTGAAGCGGACGGGGTGCTGCGGATGCCCGATTTCATACAGGGCGGTCGACGATCTGGAGCTGATCGGAAAATACGAGCCGAACGTTGTGAAGGCTGCGTGGAACATCTTCGGGAAGTCCTACGAGTACCGGCAGAAGTACAACGCATACAAGGCGAAGCGGATGGAGGAAGAGGAACAGGTCGCGGGCCAGATGACAATAGACGACTGGTTCGCAGGCCTTGGAGCAAAGGAGGCGAGGAGATGAAGAGAGACGACTGGGCAGTGGACAGAACCGGCAAGGAACGATTCTTCCGAGATGCAGAGCTGACGATGGAGATCGACGGGAGCCAGATCACAGACGAGAAGATGGCGGAGATCTGCGGGGCCGTGATCCTGGTCAGGTGCAAGGATTGTAAGTTCTGGATCCGTGAGAAGGCGGAGGCCGGAGCGGCTGGGACATACTGCGGAGAAGTGGACGGGATGATCAAGCCGGGGCCGGATGACTTTTGCAGCAGAGGGAGGCGGAAAGAGTGAGAGAAATGAAAGAAGGTGCTGAGATGACAAACGAAAAATCAGAGGAGCGCTTGAACGAGCTTAAACCAGAAGAGCAGCGCTTGAACGAGCTCGAAAAGGAGCTGGCAAGGCAGAAGGCGAGAGCCCGGAACCTGGACATGATGCTCAATGACTACGTCCGGCGAGCGAAGGAGGCGGAGGCGAAGGTCTTCGCTCTGACGGGGTTCGAAACGGCGATCACGATCAGCGTCCCGCAGGAGCGGATCAAGAGGGTGATCGTCGAAGTCTACGAAGGCAAGGAGGAAGAGTTTTGAGACGCGAGAAACGACTGATCGACGCTGACGTCCTCCTGGACGATCTGGCGAGCCTGTACGAGGCAGCGGGCTGGGCGGAGCATGAGGTGCATTTTTCCCTCCTGGACATCGAGGCCAACATCGAGGAGCAGGAAGAGATCGAGATCACGGAGGTGGTCAAGGACACGGTGAAGGAGATGAGACACAACGGGCTCCTGAAGCGGTCCGATGACGTGGCCTATAGTGAGGTCTCGAACCGGCTCTATGAATACTACCGAAACCCAGACAGAGACCCGGAGGTGGGTGCGGCCCTGGAGAAGATCCGGGGGGACTACTACGAGGACATCATCCCGTTCTATTATCGCGACAAGACAAGCCTCGACTGGCTCGCGGAGAAGTTCAGCTGCGAGCTGAGCACGATCACCAGGAACAAAAAGCGGCTCTGCCTGAAGGTTTTTCAGCTGCTGCAGTGAAGGGAGGACGCGATGAGCGATTTGATCAGCAGACAGGAAGCCATCGAATGGGTCAAGAATCTGTTAGATATTAACAGATATTACCACCCTCATTCGAAGAGCGAGAAGCTTCCAATTAGCGAGGTCATAGATGTGCTTGAACGCATTCCAAATGCAGAGCCAGAGCGGAAGACGGGGCGGTGGATATACGAAGGCAAAAGGGGCAGATTTCCTGCTTGCAGATGCTCCGAGTGTGGGAATGTCGAGAATGCTGATTGGGCGATACTGGGTGACAATGTGAACTACTGCCCTAACTGCGGAGCGGATATGAGAGGTGAAGAAGAATGATAGTGAGTGGGACTGATTGGCTCGGCGCAGAATACAAGCGGACGGATCATGACTTTACGTTTCGCCACCTTCAGCAAGATAATTGCATGTGTTCAGTCTGTCACGGCACTGGTGCGAAATGGGAATTCGGATATGTAACACGCAATTATCAAAGCCCAAGGACAAAGAAGATTTGCAAAACACTACAGGCACACGGACACAGCTTTTGGATTTGCCAAAGGTGCCTTGATAACATGAAAGCAAACGCAGGGCTGACGATTAGTGTAGAAAGGAAAGAAGAATGAGGATTTGGACGGAGTCAGGGCTGGTGCCGGTCATGGACGTCCTCGAATACTTGCTCGACGCTTGCCAAGAGTATGACGGGACAGACGGAGAGGCGGTCGCCAGGATTAAGCATTGGATCCAGAGCGGCGCACCAGAGCTCGAGGATCAGACCATCTACGGCTTCCGGGTCAGGGATCTCGTCCCGCTGGCGTCGGTCCTCCGGGCGAAGGGAGTCAGCCCCAAGGAGATCGAGGACTGGCGCAAGGACCTGCAGGGGCTCCTGGACTTCGTGGCCGAACAGGAGATGGAGGCACACCAGAAGGCCGTGGCTGACGTGCTGAAGGGATTCAAAGGACCGGACGAAGAGACAGCGGAGCGGTTCGTGAAGGCTATCGGACGCAAAGGAGAGGAGGGCTGACGATGGGAAGGAAGAGAACGCCATGCGATTTCTGCTCCGGCGAATACTGGCCGGACGGGATCGACCGGAGGAACGGCTTTTATCTCTGGATGGAGGTCTACCCTTTCAACAATCTGATCGCAGTGATCGCCCAGGCGAACGACGAGAACGGCGAGATGATCGAGGAGGCGATCCAGATCCAGATGAACTTCTGCCCGAACTGCGGCAGAGACCTCACGAAATGACCTACACGGTCGAAAATGACGCGCTAGGAGGCGATTCTAGCGCGTCTTTTTATTTTGCCGAAGAATCTGCCGCCGAAGAGCAAAAGACGCAAGGAAGGGCCCAAATTTTCGTTCTGGTGGCGAATGAGCGCAAATGTGCGCTCTTGTTTGACCGCCGGAGGCCGTGCTATCGTCCAAACAGAAGAAGGTGATCGACATGATGAGGACGGCGCCCTGCATGGGATGCACGGACCGGCGGCTCGGCTGTCATGCTGAGTGCTGGCGTTATATTGACTGGACAAACGAGCGGGCAGAGCTGAGGAAGAAGCAGCGGGAAGAGCAGCAGCTCAACCAGGCGCTGAACGAAGTCAAGGAGAAGACGATCAAGCGAAAGAAAGGAAAAAAGTGAAGACAGAGGGCGGAGGTGAACCCTTGCCCGAAAGGCGCAAAAGACGCCGACACAAAAAGGGGCTGAGGCCATGGGCCGGAAAGACAGATATGAGACGCAAGTCCAGCCGAGGCTTGGCGAGATCCCGGAGATGGTCGGGACAATGACGGAGGAGCAGATCGCAAAGCAGCTGGGCATCTCGAGACGGAGCTTCGAGCGATACAAACAGCAGCACGAAGAGCTCCGGGCCGCGCTGAAGAAGGGGCGTGAGGATCTCGTCAGGGATCTGAAGATGACGCTGAAGAGGAAGGCGAAGGGATTCTATTACACCGAGAAGAAGACGACGGTGAGGGACTCCGAGCGAGAAGGGAAGACAGTCATCGTCGAGACCTTCGAGAAGTACGCACAACCCGACACCGGCGCGATCCACCTGCTCCTGAAGAACCTGGATGAAACCTGGCGGAACGATGACCGGGAGACGATGGACCTGAAGCGGCAGCGGCTGGAGATGGAGAAAGAGAAAAATGAAGCAAACAACTGGTGAGAGGAGAAGAGAGGCAAATGAGCGAGGCGGTCATGGTCGCGCTGATCACCGGAGGGATCTCCCTCATCGGAACAGTGCTGACAATCTTGGCGACGACTAAGAAGACAGAAGAAAACATGAAGATCCAGATGGCGGTCACGGAGCAGAAGATCGTGGACTTGACCAGGGAGGTGCGGAAGCACAACGGCTTCGCTGAGCGCCTGCCGGTGGTCGAGGAACAGATCAAGGTGATCAACCACAGGATCGATGATCTAGAGGAGGCGACGAAGAGATGAAGATGGCAAACAAGACCTATGACGTGCTGAAGTACATCGCGCAGATCGTCCTTCCGGCGATCGGAACCCTTTACTTCGCACTGGCGAGCATCTGGGGACTTCCCTACGGCGAGCAGATCGTGGGAACGATCACGGCGGTGGACGCCTTCCTGGGTGCGCTTCTCGGGATCAGCACGGCAGCATACAAGAAAGACCAGGCGAACGAGCCGGAGACGGAGGAATGAGCGATGGCTGTGAGAGTCGGATCCGCACGGATCAGCGAGAACGGGACGTCAGGATGGGACGGCAAGGCGAAGGCCGGAGACCAGACCGGGCACGAAGTCGAGAGACA